CATCGACATAATATCCTAAACTACCTTCGATAGTTGAAAATACATCTGTAGTAACTGTATCGATTAAATCAACATCTTTCTTGGCTATCCAACCGTGATTGAGCAGTTTGATATCTGCCTCAAACTCGATGATAGGTCTCTTAGCACGTTGAATCTGTTCTGGGTTTGCTACCTGATTGTTAGCTGCTGCTACTAATTCAATAACATTCTTATGAAACCAACGATTATTCCTTGACCAAGTATTCCTGTCTCTAGAAGCTCGATTGATCGTGATATAATCTTTTTCGAGAGGATAGTTAGCTGCTTCTTCAAATGGCAGCGAATCAAATGGCTGATAATCGAATGGTACATTAACTGTAGGACCGTATACTAACGGTGTTTCAAGATCTGAAAAACTGATAAGTTTTATTTTGCTGCCAACACCTTCAACATACCAAAAACCATTAGTATATTTTGAAGGCTGTATCTGCCCTTCAAACTTGATCTTTAATCCATTAATAAAATCAATACCATTGCCGCTCTTAAAGTTTTTCTTACCGATAATCTCTGCTTCGACATCTAAGAAACCGGCTTCAGTTGGATCTTTAATGTCGATCATTCCGATAGTATTGATACTGTTGTTGTCTAGATAATAGAGTAGATCAGGAGCATCAAACGGAACTGTAAATTCTAATACACCCTTTTCAACCAGCTGTTGGCTAACTCCGAGATTATAAAAATAAGCTGATCCTATTTGTGGTTCAGTTTTGATACAAAAAAACTTATATGGTGCATCAATTTCAAATCGATACGTAAGGCCTCTATAAAGAGTCAGCTTAGGATTTGCCGTAAACCCGTCTGGACTAAAAATATAAGCAACATTATCGAGTTCTTGTTGTGATGTAACTGTATATGTCGAAGTTATTTTTTCTAGAACACCGTAGATGTTTATTGGATCCGGGCCATTTGGTAACCAATAATACTCTCTAAAGTTTATAAACTTATCCCAATCGATATGCGGGTTCCAAGTGTATGTCTCTTGCTTGTTTAATCTATCATGGTTTTCGTATGGAGCACCATAAAACTTTAGAGCATTGATATAATCAATGTAATCAGCATACCACTCGACGTCTCCCTTGACTGGATCTTCGTATATAACCGCAGGTTCTAGTTGGTAATACTGTCTTTCCATATTAGTAGCATTGATGTAGTTGTCATCAAAACTATAGTTAGGTAAATCTTTTCTTCCAACATACCCATTAACATGATCTAATTTTCCGGGTTGCATAAGCGGATCTAGTGTTCCGGCTAAGAATGTTTGATTAGTATCTGTTCGAAAAAATTTAGGTAAATGTCTAGCGGTCTGTCTTTTAGACTGCTGATCTAAAGAAACAGGTAGAGGAAATTCATTTTGATTATTATTAGCCATTTAATTTACCAAACTCCATTTTTAACCACTTATAATATTCGTGTTATTGACATCAAAGTTTGACGTAGTTACGATATACCCTGAGGCTTTCAATCTTGCAGCAGTTAGTGCTTGTATTATTTCTACATCTTCTACTCTCGCACCACTAACGAATATCTCGTTGGGGGACGAAGTTATCTGTTGCAAACTACCGTATACTTGACTGTTATTAGTTGGGACTATAACAAACGTAGTTATATAAGGTGTTAGTTTTGACATAACATATGCTGAAAGTTCGGAGAAGTAGAATGTATCACCAAAATCAAAATTATCTATACTAAAAAATTCGTCAATAGCACGTATTATCCTAGTCTTAATATCGTTATCTGTGATAACTTGTTCTAAATTTTTAACTACCTTAAATGTTGCACGCAGTTGCATATCTGCTTGTTTACCAAACAATACTTTGTACTTTACCGAATGATACACGAGATCGTCGCTTATGCTCTTGATTTTATCTAAATTAGCACCATAGTTTAATCGTAAATCGGTGCTGCTTGGGGGTAGAGGCTCGGTAGAACTATCACCTTTTAACCATTTACGATATTGATTGTCATAATCTTTAGTCAACAGATAAACATCTATTATGTTACTTGAACTAGGATCGATACGCATAGTAGAATCTGCATTGTGCAGATAATAAAACGACAGAGCATTCCTGCCAATATTAGCATAGTAATCTTTAGTAGTGTTTAGCACACCTGCTGTTTTATCTAATATCTTAACTGTATCTTCGCTGTAAAAATAAAATAACTGCCCATCTGAATATGATAGCAAGTTTCCTATATCTGCCTCAGTTGAAAATATTACAAATTTTCCGTTATTATTTGCTACATATCTGTAATCTTCAGTAAAATTATCGGTTACATACTTTTCAAAGAAAACAAATCGATTCGCATTAGAACTAGAAGGATCTACGATAATATCAAATGCTTCAGGATTATCAACTATTCCGTCGTCATTGCTATCATAGAAAGTGATCTTAACTACTTTAGAACTGGTATATCCATCGTCTTCGACCCTAGTACCTACTATCTCCCAATCATAATCTCGTATTAAACTCGAACTGGTGTTTGGTAGAGTATTAAATTTTAAAACCGAAACTTTGTCTTTTTGTAAAAGCCCAGTAGTTATATCATATATTTTTCTAGTACCGTCGTAGAAAAAGCGATTTTGTAGTATAGATTCGAAATAATATTCCAAACCTCTGTAGGTTACGGTATATTTTTCGCCATCTGTTTCAAAAGCGATTAACCAACTGCTATCTAGTTTCTTTCCAGAATTATCTCCAACCTTCCCAAGACTCCAGTTAGACAGTAGGTTTAGATTCCTATCTTGTATTATTTGCCAAGACCTAGTTGTTACATCATATCTCAGACCAAAATTCTTATAGTTAAAGATTAATTCGATCATGAGAGATTGTATGTCTGACGACAGATATCCTAAGAACTTTGGAATGATCTGTTGAATGATAGAACCTGTCGGAACCGACTGGCTGATTACTATTGGACCAAGTCCTGTAGTTAAGTTTCCTTGCCCAGAAGAAGTTCCATCACCGATTACAGAAACAACATATACCCATATGCTATCTTTTGTAGTTGAGTTTGAAACCGTAGTTAGAGAATTATTAGCAGCAAAGTGATAACCCTGCGGTGGTACTATTTTTATTAAAGAACCAGGTTCAAAATATCTCAGGCTGCTGCCAGTATACACTCCTGTTTTGAGTGGTATACTATCGATAGGATCGGCGAGATATCCTGTGCTTTCGTTATAGCTACTCGTTGCTTGTTTAAACACGGGGTTTAAATCTGTGAGCAATATCTTATTATATTTTTCGTAATAAAAATCTCTCATAAAAGCCAGCTTAGTCAACGGTTCTATCTGATTTTTTATTATAGATTCGATCTCTGATTTGGTGCTAAAAACAAAGTTTAACTTGTTTACGAGTTCTTCTCTATAGATGATACCGTCTGTGCAGAAAGCATTAGTAGAACTATACTTTCCTGTCGCGTCAATAAGATCAAAGTTTCTACTGATTCCACTAGAAGTCCTATTAATAGTTTTAACTTTCGCAATGTTTTGGCTAACAGATAAAGGTGCTAGATTATAATCTTCACCAGTTATCATCCTATTCTGTGTATAATAGGTCGCAGGCGCTCTTTGTTTTATTTCTGTATTAGTTTCAGCTGCCGATGCAGAAGTTACAGATGATTTTAGAGATAAAACAAATCTTATTTCTTCTTTCGTCCCAGCACCTGAGACATAAGGCACGGTAACTAATATACCTCGCATATCTTTAGGCTGTATTACAAATGTTGTTCCGCTTGATGTCCTATAATAACATCTAAAACTGCCTTTTGGTAGATTACCAAAAATACCATCAGCAAATACTAAGTTTACAGAATCATTTGGTTGTGTCTGTGCTGTATAGATATTCTTTATAGTTTTGTCGATACTGTTATAGATAATATTATTTCCAGTTATAGAAGGAACTTTCGTCCAGAGGTCTGTCTCTACAGAATTCCTATTAACTGAATATAACCAAATATCTGAGTCATTTATATTAGTGTCGTTAACATTGACTATTTGATTAGTAACCGGAGAATCGATAACAAAGTTTAGTTTTTGCATCAGTCCCTGTCGGAAATGCATAAACCACCCAGTATTAATACTACCGTAACCTTTTAGATCATCTCTATATACAAGAGCAACTTGCCTACCAACTAACGGTGGTTCTTCCTGCAACAGATTATTTTTGATCATGGTACTAACCACTTCAAAAGAAAACGGTTGTCCGTCGATCGGTTTTGTGAAAGGAAACAGCGTCAAATCGTTGATAGAACTATTCAGCCTATACTGTTCAGTGTAGATATTATTTATGCTATCATATGTTTCAGGGTATCCAAATTCTAATCCTGATATCATAGCAGCATTCATTATCTTAGTAAACTGATCAAACCAGTTGGTATTTGTAACATCGTTCCATGTTACTTCCACGTTAGCAATATTCTTGCCTGTAGAATCGATAACATTTTCAGTCGTTGAAACTGATTCAACTTTTAATAAACCAGATGCACATATATTCCTTTTAGGATTATAACTGAGTAACTGTGCGAGACGAATTACGCTTTCTCGCCTTTCTGCTAACTCTAGAAAGTTTTCTCTAGCGTTAAGATCAGATCTAAAAGCCAAACTCTGTCCTAAGAAGGCTATGAGATCAATGAGAGCAAGATATTCGCTCGATTCGATATAGTCATTAAAATCTTCTGGGTAGTTTTGCCTCAGATAAGATATCATAACCCTTCTAAGGTTTTCAAAATCATAGCTAGCAAAATCTGCATTTTTGAAAGTCTGATAAACTTTCTTCCAATCTTCAGCTAAAAAAATATTATTTTGGCGGCCGGTTATTGACATCTCGAAATCCTGTTTCTTTTATTTATTTTGCAAATTAAAGCAGTAGTTTATTAAATAAGACCGTTTTTGCTATCAAAACCAAACCTTAGTGTTTCTGTGATATTGTACGGAAGATACGTCAATGTTGCTTCAATCTGTATACCTTGTTCCATCTCTGTAACTACGACGTTTGAAGGCCTAACTCTAGGATCTGCATTGATTATGTCAGTAACGTCTGTTATGATCAACTGTTTAACCTGTTCCGTAAGTGGTTCAAAGAGTATATCCCATATGATAGTTCCAAAATCTGGATTTTCAAGTTTTTCTCCCTTCCTTATATGAAAATGATTTATTATATCTTGTTTGATCAAGGGTAGATCATATAAAGCAGCACTCTGAGATTCAGTGCTTACTGTACTGAATCCTCTATAAGTCCTAGTAGTCAACGGTTTTGGAGACAGTGCAGTCGTGTTTGGACCAATCTGTATATTATTGTAACCTTGCAGTGACATTCGTATCTCCTATATCTATACTTATCAACCTTAAAATGCGTAATATTATGGTGTAGGCGGTGGATCTGGTGTAGTCGGTGTAGCTGGTGTTGGTGTCTGCGCACCGCCCGGTGTCTCGGAAGTACTTGCGCCGCCCCTAGCTAGCAGTCCTCTAACTTCTGCTAGATATCTTCCTCCTGTAATAAATCCTTTAATTCCCCTAGGAGTAATAGGACCATTGCTGTTTGGTGGATATCTCCATGCTGGATTTTGTGCCCAAGTTCTACCGCTAGAAGCAATAACATAATCGTCATCTTTGTTAACGTGTGCCGGCTGTGCTATCATCATATAAAGGGAACCTACATTTAATGTTCTAGGTCTAAAATTCCTAATACAAAGTTGAAAATATTTGTCAACCCAGTCCATTTGTTCAGATCTAGACATCCTTTTTAATTGATCTGTAGTAGTTACTCCGAGTCCTTTATTTGCCATTTCAGTACATGCCTGTCTACCAAACTGTATCAATCCAGTAAAACCTTGGGCATTTTGAATAGAAGGACTCATTGTTCTTGCAGATTCGAACCACATTAAGGATAATAACTCCTCTGTTGTAGCTCCGTATTTTGAAGCGACCTGCTGTACTTTGGCTAAAAATTCTTTGTCTTGTACCCAATCTCCCGGCATCCTACTAAGCTGTCTATCGCTGATCTGTGGAATATTAACAGCTTGGTTGGGATCGGTTGTTGAGCCAGAATGGTCTCGTGACTGTCTAGCCATAGCCTGTTGCTGACCTGGATTTGTTATTCCGGCTGGATCTGTGTCGGTTTTGTTTCCGCCTCTACTTTCTGAAACACCGCTTATATCATCAGTTCTTCTTATAGTAATCTGCTCTTCATCTTTAGCATAAGGCATTTTTTCAGATTCTCTGTCGGTGAGGTCTGGTGTGTGTCCTGGAGGATTTAGGTTCTCATGATACGGCCACGGTTCTTTGGTTGGTACTCTTTTTACTATCGAAGGTTCAGTTCCCGGATTTGGATATAATGTTAATATGCCGCTAGTTAAACCACCCGTTTGTCCGGTCGGTGTAGTGCCACCACTACCACCGCTGCCCATTCCTGCACCAGCATCTGGTACTGATGTTGGGCTGGCATCTGCTGCTGAGGCTTCGTGTGCTTGATGTGCTGCCGAAGCCGCTGTTGGTTCAGGACCGTTAAGATGTATTTCTGATCCTTTTAATATGATTTGATCAGAAGATTTTATGTGAGTCGCTCCACTAGTAGTAGTAATCTTCGTCATATTATAAGATAGGAGATTCAGATAAACCTGTGTAAGATATGTACTAGCAGCTGAAAGCAGATGCAAGTCACCGCCTGCTGATATCAATGTTTCTGCCGAACTCTTAAGTTCTAGATTTCCGCCTTTAGCGGTAATGCGGAAAGCACTATTAGATAATAAATCTATAGTATTTGCTGTAAGTTTTATCTCTTCTAAGTTGAGATTGAGCTGCTTACTATCAAAATGCATTCCCTGGGGTGAACTTATTGTAGTTTTTGTTTCTGATTGCATAGAGACACCAACTCCAGATTTGATGCTGGTATGATCTACCGAATGGGCATTAATCCTATTTGATGCGAACAAATTTAAAGATCTACCAGCATGAAGGCTGATATCTCTATCGGCGACAAAATTAAAATCTTGTTCAGAATGTATGCTGATACTATCCTTGCAATAGATATCAATCTTACCATTACTAGTAAACTCCATCCAAGCTGTGCCTGTAGAGTTAGTTATATAGATTAGGTCTTCACTATTATGCATTAATATCTGATGACCTGTCCTAGTCCTAATACGAAAACTCTCATCTTCTGGCCAGTTTATGAGTCCACCAGACTCATTATTTTCTAGATCAACATACTCGCTAGGACCTTCACTGGGTTTATATTTCCTTAATCTGCGATCGTTACCGTCATCCATAACTATCGAATGACCTCCCAATCTACTAATAAACTTGTTAACTTTATTATCTCGCCTGCCTACCATGGCTTTAGCTGCATTTTCTCTTTTATCGATAGGTCCAGGGGTGCTTATACCAAACACTGCACTAGGAATATCACGACGAGCGCTACTAGAGTGTGTACCTCTAGTAGTATCTTTAATTGTTCCTTGTGTTTTTAGAATTTCGGCCATAGGGTGGACGGGTTTCTTATTCTCATCAATCGAAGGATTGACCGAGGAAGCACCCGACCTAATAGCTAATCTATTAAACTCTCCTACTGGTAGCTTTGATGAGTTTTCGTATATTGCTGCTGCTGACGATGTATTTTCTTCCCATTTAGTATCATCATTTTTCCTAAATGTATCTTGGAAAGCGCTACTGCCTGCGAGACCAGGAACCATATGATTCATATAAGCATCTTGTATGCAGCCCATCCAGTAACCTTGACCGGGATCGCTATCGACAAAAATAACCATCACTAGGGACCCAGTATCTGGTGGTACCATCCAAAAGCCATAGCTTTTTTGAGTTTGGTTAAACTCGTTTGGATCGCTTCCGTTTAGTTCAACATCTGTTACCCCGTAGAAAGGACTAAGATACCTGACCACATATAACTGTTGATCAGCAGAGTTCTGGTTACCAACATTCCTTAGTAATTCTACTTCTAGAGATCCTTGCCTCATAGGATCAAGATTATTTACTATCCTGGCTATATAAGGACCAGGAGAAGACAAACCTAATCTCTGTTCACTACTAGACGATCGTCTATCTATTTCTGACATCTAAAACTCCGTTTTTATTTTGTATAACTATCCCGATGTATTTGAAAGCGCCGGTTGTGTCGCTGGGGTTTGTGCAACCTGTGCTCTCCTTTTTCTCGCATCCAATGTCTGTGTGAATTTACCGTGTTCAAACTTAGATTCTACTTCTATTAACATATAGATACCGCTCCATGTGTCGACTGATCTTTCGAACTTATAAAGACCAGACTCGGGGTCTAGGTCTACAGGTGTACGAAAAGATATAAAAAAATCAGTTTGACCACTTTGATAGTTTGCTGAACCATCAGTTAGCATATTACTAGATGTTGAAGGTATTATTATATTTCCGTTTCCGCTGCTTGGTATCCAATAAGGATCTCCTCTTATTTGTAGTTTTATTTGCTGCATATCTCCCTCAGCAGTTAAAAGAGAATTCATAACTTTAACTTTTCTAGTCTGTTCGCTGTCTGATCCAGATCCGCCTGAATCCGTTCCTCTAGCAGTTTCGCCAGCACTAGGTGTTGTTGATATTTCGGCACCTCTAAGATCTTCCTGAACACTAGGTGTATTGATAGCATTTGTTATAGGGCGGCCACCTGCGCCGGCACCTCCTTGATTAGAATTATTTTGTGCTGTTCTTCCAGTAGCATCGGCTGGAAGAGTCGCCCTGAAAGCAAATTTAAATTCTATATCTAGATTGATGATCTCGGTGTTTTCCCCAGAGTAAATGTATTTGTATACCCTACAACATTCGGCTGCAAGCTGTTCATATCCGGGTGGTCTAGTGTTAGGAGGTACGAATCTATCAACATGCACATCATAAGGAACGACTCTATATATAATACGCCTAATCTGCCTACCCAATCCAGGCACATCTTCTAGATCTTCAATCCTAGCTTCTATCCTAAACCACTTAACCATACCTCTAGGATCAGTTAATAATCTACCATTTAACAGCTGATTAACTATATAATCACTTCTCAATATCACTTCAGTTATGATGTCTTCGATTTTTGTGTTCTGTGAAAAAACGATATTTTTATCAGGAGTTACTCTTATCTGATTAGGTCTATAAATTTGTCTCACAGAATTAAAAATCGTATCATTATTTTGTGTAGGAAAAGGAACTGTTCCATTATCATTCAGATCCTTAAATAGTTCTGATTCCATTATAGGATTACCACTATTACCTGCATCTTCCCAGCTAGAGGGAAAATGTATTTCATACTTGTCAGTCGCAGTTACAACACCGTCTTGTATCAGTTGTTGTGATTGTTTGTTTAGCTCTGAAAGCAAGCTATCGGTTCCGCCTGCCAAAAGATCGTATACTTTCTTACCTCTTAATATAGTATCCTTGGTGATCTTTGTCTGTTGATCTGAATGTGCTAGGTGATTATATGGTCGAGCTTCAACTTCATAAACACTACCGGCTGCTGTTACTTTAAATTGTATGTTTGTTATTAGTATAGGTATATATCTAGTTAATCCAGAATCTAGAGATGGTGTTCCTGCATCGTCATATCCTGCAAACTCGATCACAAACAAATAAGATGCTTCTCTAAACTGTCCATAACCGCCAGCAGCGGCGCCTTCTTGCATGGCTACTAAAAACAAACCCATACTATAGGGTTCGATGACCTTGAATGTAATTTTAGTCGCAAAAGTCATTCCTGTTTCTGCTACCGGTGCTGGTCTAGATAATATTATTACATCATCTATGAAATAATCATATTGTCCAAAAATCGTATTAGTTCTATTATTTTTCCCCCAATCACCTTTAGATGAAGCAAGGACATTAGTAATGTTAGACGAGGAAAAATTTCCACTATTTTGCTGTGATTTACTAATACAAGCTAGTGTAAAAAGACAATTATATGATGACCATTTGTTTAAGGGATTGGTAGTAGCTTTTGGAAAATTTGTGGCTGTTGGTCCAGGAACAGATGTGAGATTTCCTGCTGTGGAATTTGTAGAAGGGGGCGGACTGTTTCCGTTCGTGATCTGTACATTACCTTGGCCATTTGTATTATTGCCGTTTGTAGTGAGACTCTCAACCATTATGATGACAATCCTAAAGTTTGTAAAAGTGATGTTTTTTTAGGTAACTGTATAGTAGTACCAATACGAAAATCATATATGGGGTCAAAAATAATATCGGCATTGCGTTGTGCAAAAACCCACCACAGATGTGCATTGCCATATAAATCATAAGCTAACAGATCCGGTCTATAGTTATATTGCGGTTGTATAGTATACGAAACATCATCGGTCGCTGCAGGGACCGGCCTAGGTTTCCATATCTCTAGATACAGATCGTTCTGCGTAGTGTTATACCAAGGGCTAGAAGAAGAATATTTTGCCATTAGATAAAAGACCTCCCATCAGATCCAACAATTAGCTGACCTTTTGAAAAGGCATCTAGGTTAAATGACTTGATTTTGTCTCTACTGAAAACTGGCAATAATGTTACTGTTATCTCAGAAACAGACGGAACATAGTTTATGTTACTTGAAGACTGTCCTCCAGACGTTGTTGATAGCTGTGTAGTGATATAATCTACATCATTAGGTAAGTTTATGCTGAAAGATTTTACTACTACCGAAACACTATTGTAAACAAAATCACCATATCCGTCTAGTTTACATATAGGTGGGGGATTTCCTAAATTTGGTCCTTGACCAAAATACATCTTAGTAACCGTCCTCAGGAAATGCATAACTGCTATCCAATATCTTGCTTCTGTCGCATCTGCAACTGTGAACTTTCCGGTTATTTGTATCTCATCTATCTGACTGCTCTTGTAAGCATAAAATGGATAATTAGTATGTGTAGTATCGATAGGCTGATATGCTGCAGAATGGGCGATGTTAATAGTTGGTAAGTATGGAAAAACTATACCACCGGTATTGGCTAAAGGCTGTAAAACTGGACTGCTATCGTAAATGGTTGGATGAGATATTTTAACTCTCCAATCTTTATCTTGAGGAGAAGAGGAAAATCTCGCTGCTTGAGGAGAATAAGATGAGTTATTTTCGGCTCCAACGGAAATACCCCTGGAACGCAGTAGACTTGCAAATTGAGTTGGATTTACAGAATTAACAAAGGAACTAATAACCTCATTTGTAAATGATGGAAGGCTATTTAAATAATCAGCTATTTCGGGCATTACTGTTTCTCCTATAAAGATATTTATTGCAAAAAAAACCAGGTGATATTATAATAAAGATTGGAGATTAAAAATAAATGACAAAGGTAAACTACTTAAACAACAAAGACTTATTAGAAGAAATACACAAAAGCAAGAACTCTTATTGTAGTTATATCGAAGAATCCTATGGTG